TTCATGGTTGTTGAAATGTACAGGAGGCAGGTATCGTTATGCTAAGTAAAATTAAATTGCATGGTAAATTAGCAGAATTTATTGGTTGTGAAGAATTTGACGTAAAGGTAAATAGTGTTGCTCAGGCAGTTAGTTTTTTAATTACAAATTTTCCACAAGTAGAAGCACATATGAATCCTCAATATTATTCTATTCAAGTTGGAGGTGATTTAATTGATAAAGATGAAATACACCATCCAACTGGAACGCAAGAAATTAATTTTATTCCTGTTATAGCTGGTAGGGGAAACATTGGAAAAATAGTTTTAGGCGGCGCATTAATAGCTGCAAGTTTTGGAGTTGGTGGCCTGTTTGTTACGCCTCTTCAATTTGGGGCTGGTGGTTTTGCCGCCGCTGGTTTAGGAGCGAAAGCCGCTTTTGGAATTGGTGCTGGATTATTGCTTGGTGGTGTTAGTGGGATGTTATTTCCTGTTCCAGATCAACAACAATTTTCATCAGAAGAAGACCCTAGGATTTCATTTAGTTTTGGAGGGGTGCAAAATACAAGCCGGGCTGGAACGCCCGTGCCGATTGTATATGGAGAAATTATAACTGGCTCAGTCGTGATTTCTGCGGCATTAGACACCAATCAGGTGACAGCATGACTAAATATATCAAAGGTTCTGGTGGCGGTGGCTCTAAAGANCCAAGAAAACCAATTCGTGATCCTGACAATTTAAATTCAAGACAGTTTGCAACAATCCAAGATTTGATTTCGGAAGGAGAAATTGAAGGATTCGCCAGTGCTTCAAAAGCCGGTCTAACAAAAGGAACAACCGCATATGATAACGCAAGTTTAAAAGATGTTTTTTTGGATGATACACCAATTTTAAATTCATCAGCGGATAATACTAGCCCAGCGGAAACTGATTTTAATTTTCAAGATATAACTTTTAAATCTAAATTTGGTACTGCAAACCAAACAGCNATGTCTGGAATACCAGCTGAGACAAGATCACCCACAGCTGTAAATGTAACAGTNACAACTTCTGCATCTGTTACAAGACAAGTAACTAATACAGATGTTGATGCTGTAATTATTACTTTAACTTGGCCTCAAATACAAATATTTGAAGATAATGGCGATATTTTGGGAGATACCGTTGAGTATAAAATTCAAGTTCAATACAATGGAGGGGGTTTTAATGATATTATTTCTTCTTCCGTGAGTGGAAGAACAGCGGATGCTTTCTCAAAAGATCATAGAATAGATATAGCAGGGTCTTTTCCTGTTGATTTTAGAGTTGTTAGAGTTACAGCTGACAGTTCAAGTTCTACAACAGTTAATAGTTTTCAATTTACAAGTATTCAGGAAGTTATAGACAATAGTTCAACATATTTAAATTCAGCGTATGTTGCATTGAGATTAGACAGCAAACAGTTTAATAGCATACCTAGAAGAAAATACAGAATAAGAGGAATTAAGGTAAGGATACCCGGTGCAGGTGCAAACAATTCAGGTACACCAACAGTTGATTTGCAAACTGGTCGTATTGTTTACCCAAGTGGTTACGTTTTTAACGGTGTTATGGGTGCAGCGACTTATACGAATTGCCCTTCAATGTGCTTACTCGACCTTCTTACAAACACGAGGTACGGTCTGGGAGATCATATTGTCGACAGTAATTTAGATTTATTTAGTTTTGTGGCTGCTAGTAAATTTTCAAATGAATTAGTTGATGACGGAACAGGATCAGGGGCTAAAGAGGCGAGATTTAGTTGTAATGTGAATATTCAAAGTCCTAAAGAAGCATTTGCGGCAATAAACGAATTAGCTGGTGTAATGAGATGTATTCCAATATGGTCGGCAGGTGCAATCACAATAAATCAAGATAAACCAACAACAGCAAGTTATTTGTTTAATTTAGCAAATGTTGGTGAAACTGGTTTTGCATATCAAGGAAGTAGTCTAAAACAAAGACATTCTGTTGTTTCTGTAAGTTATTTTAATATGGATTCGTCAGAAGTTGATTTTGAAGTAGTAGAAGATGCGACAGCAATTACAAAATTAGGCACAGTTGTAAAACAGATAAAAGCTTTTGCTTGTACTTCAAGAAATCAGGCTGCACGTCTAGGCAGGGCAATTTTGTTTGCCGAACAAAACGAATCAGAAGTTGTAAATTTTACAACATCAATTGATTCAGGAATAGTTGTAAGGCCGGGTTCTGTAATTGAAATTAATGATCCAGTAAGGGCGGGTGCAAGAAGAGGAGGGCGTGTTGTAGCAGCAACCACTACAGCAATTACTATTGATTCTCTTTCAAATACTTCACTACCTGCACTAGGAGATAACCCTGTATTAAGTGTAATTTTGTCAGATGGAACAGTTGAGACAAAAAATATTACAGCAATAAGTGGCGCTGTTTTAACGCTAGATTCTGCATTAAGTTCCGCCCCAAACATTAATGCCCCATTTTTATTGTCAAGTACAAGTCTGCAAACTCAACTTTTTCGAGTAATAACTGTTGAAGAACAAGATGACGTTAATTATTTAATAACCGCACTGACTTATGTTGAGGGTAAATACGCTTTTATTGAAGATGGAACTGCCTTGCCAACAAGAACAGTATCGTTGTTAAATAAACTGACAAATCCACCAAGCAACTTAACAATCACTGAACAAACAATCGCCATAAATAACATCGCAAGAAGTAAATTAATAGTTGATTGGCAGCCTGTAGATGGTGCTAGTCAATATCAGGTAAATTATAAATTTAAAAACGGAAATTTTGTTTCACAAATAGTTACAAGTTCAGACTTTGAACTTTTAGATACTCCAATCGGTGAATATACATTCGAGGTATTTAGTTTCAATGCACTTGGTCTTATATCTGCAAATAAAACAACTAAAACATTCAATGCAGTCGGAAAAACTGCAATACCTGAAGATGTTACAGGTTTGACAATAGAACCCATTAATGAACAATTTGTAAGATTAAGATTTACTCAGGCAGTTGCAATTGATGTTTTACATGGTGGTCGGGTTTATGTGAGGCACACAAATCAAACTGGTGGCGCTGCGACCTTCCAATCAGCACAGGATGTAATTGAAGCTGTTGCTGGTAATGCAACTGAAGTTATTGCGCCCGCTCTTGCTGGTACATATTTATTAAAATTTCAAGATGATGGTGGTAGATTTAGCGCTAACGCGGCAAGCGTTAACATTTCGACAGTTGAAATATTAGATTCGATCACTGTAAAAACTGACAGAGAAGATACAGATGGAACTCCATATAATGGAACAAAGGCAAATCTCACATTTGATTCAGACCTTGGTGGTTTAAAACTTACAGATCCAACAGCTAACTCAACAGGTACATATGATTTTGTCGAAACATTAGATTTAGGAAGTACATTTTCTTTACAACTTAAAAGACATTTTCAGGGAGTTGGTTTTTATACAGGCGACCAATTCGACAATAGAACCGAAAATATAGATACATGGACAGATTTTGACGGAACTATTGCTAATGAAGTTAATGCAAAAATAGCTGTTCGCACCTCAACTGATATGAGTTCATATGGAGATTTCAACGATTTTGCTAATGGAACATTTAAGGGCAGAGGTTTTCAATTTAGAATTACAATAAATACAACAGATACAGCGCAAAATTTAAATTTACAACAAGCTGGATATTCCGCTGTAATGTCTTCTAGGACAGAACAATCATCAGTAATTGCATCGGGCGCAGGGGCTAAAAATGTCGTATTTTCTGCACCGTTTTTTGTTGGCACTTCAGGTTTGGGTAATCTTAATAGTTTTTTGCCTTCTGTAAATATTTCTCCTCAAAACATGGTTTCAGGAGATTATTTTGAACTTAGTAACATATCAGGAACAGGGTTTACAGTTCATTTTAAAAACTCAAGTAATGCTAGTATTGATAGGAACTTTACCTACAGTGCTGTTGGTTTCGGCAAAGGAGGTTAACATGGAGGAAAATAGTATTTAATTGTGGCTGACGTAACTAATTACACCATTGAAAATGCTTCTGGGGCGAATGTAAGAACTGATTTAAATAATGTTTTTGCTGCAATCCAATCATCTAATTCAAAATCATCTGATTTGTCATCTAGTCAATGCGTGGCTGGTATGCCTTTTTTAAATACAACAACAAATATTTTAAAAATCAGAAATAGTTCAAATAATGGCTTTACAGAAATAGGGAACATTGATACTGCAAATTTAGGTTTACTTTTAAAATCAGGCGGAACTATGACGGGTCAGCTGTTAATTGATGATTCAAGTAGTGCATCAACACCAGCGTTATCTTTCGACACAGACACAGATTTAGGATTATTTAGAAAATCCGCAAATATTATGGGATTTAGTTCCAGCGGCACAGAACAAATGACTTTTGATGCTAATGGAATTACTTTAAATGATGAAAATGAAATAAGATTTTCTGAAGGGAGTTCTAATGGTACAAATTATGTATCGTTAAAAGCGCCATCATCCGTTGCATCAAACAGAACAATAAGCCTTCCAGACGCAGACGGCACGGTAGCTTTAACAGGATCAAGTACAGTAACTATCGGTAGCACCAGCGTTGCACTTGGAGCAACTCAAACAAACTTTGCTGGGCTAGGCACATTAACACCAGCATCAACCAATGCTCATGATTTAGGGTCAGATTCTTTGAGATGGAGAAATATTTTTACAAATGACTTAAATCTTTCTAACAAAGGCGGTCAAAATGATATTGACGGAACTTGGGGGTCATATAAAATTCAAGAAGGAGAAGATGATCTTTATTTAATTAATCAAAGAAATGGTAAAAAATTCAAGTTTAATCTTACTGAGATAAAATAAAATTATGGCTATAAATCCAGCAACAAAAAATTTTATGGTTCAACGTAGGGCTGATTTTCCGTTAACTCTTACTTTCAAAGATGGAAATGGTGATGCAATCAACCTAACTGGATATACAGTGGCGGCTCAAGTTTATACAGAAGACAGATCAACTTTATACGCATCGTTTGGGGTCACTTATACAAATAGAACAACGGGAACTGTTGAAATAAAACTGACAGACAGCCAAACTGCCTCATTTTCACCAAGCGAATTAAATTATGATGTTTTATTAACACAACCAAATGGCGACAAATTTTATTATTTAGAAGGTAAACTATTTATAAGTGAGGGTTATACAACATGAGTTCTCCTAATTCTGTCACCGTTAGTCAAATCTCAGACACGACAACTGTTGAAGTCACAACTGCCGGGCCACAGGGCGCAACATTTTCATCATCGGGAACAACTCTTAACGATTCTGCAAAAGTTGATGGTTCAGTGCTGTATTATGATGATTCTAGTGGTACATTTAAAGCAGATACAACAACAACTAAACTTACACTTGTTAATGGAGGAAACTTTTAAGTCATGTCCAATACTATAAGAATTAAGAAAAGAGCGGCTTCTGGAAGTGCAGGCGCCCCTTCTAATTTATCGCCTTCAGAATTAGCTTTTAATGAAGCCGATCTTAAATTATATTATGGATTTGGTGATAATGGTTCTACCCCACCATCTGCAAGCTCAATTATTACTGTTGGTGGTGCTGGTGCATTTTTTAATAAGACGGATACAAGAGCAGCAAACACAGCTTTAGTTGGCCCGGCGAGTGGTTCGGATGCAGCCCCTACATTTAGAGCTTTAGTTGCGGCAGATTTGCTTAAGTTAAATGAATTTACTGCACCAGATGGTTCTGTAAGCTTAAATAGTCAAAAAATTACAAACTTAGCAACGCCGACAGCCGATGGTGATGCGGCAAGTAAGTCGTATGTTGACGGCGTTTCTCAAGGTTTAGATGTTAAAGATTCTTGTGTAGCAGCTACAACGGGAAACATAACAATAGCTACAGCTTTAAATAATGGCGATACTTTAGATGGTGTTTCCCTTTCGACAAATGATCGTGTTCTTGTAAAAGATCAATCGACAGCTTCAGAAAATGGCATTTATATTGTTGGCTCTTCGCCTGCAAGAGCTGATGATTTGGCCGCTGGTGCTGATGCGGCTGGAATGTTTACATTTGTTGAGCAAGGAACTGTAAATGCCGATAATGGCTTTGTTTGCACGAGTAACAAGGGATCAGCGGTAGTGGCAACTAATAATCTTACTTTCGCTCAATTTTCAGGTGCAGGTCAAATTACAGCGGGTGATGGTCTAGATAAATCAGCAAATACTTTATCTGTTGATCTCAAATCAAATGGTGGATTAGTTATAGAATCAACTGAAATAGCTGTTGATCTTTCAGCGAGTTCAATTACTGGAACTTTGGCGGTATCTGACGGTGGTACAGGTGCAACTTCAGCATCAGCGGCAAGAACAGCTTTAGGTTTAGTTATAGGAACTGATGTTGAACCACATTCGGACAAGCTAACAGAGCTTGCGACTATGGGGCAGACAACAGCAAATGCTCTTGCTGATTTGTCAGAGGCAGAAGTTCAAATTTTAGATGGCGCAACTGTTACAACCGCTGAATTGAATATCATGGATGGC